TGTTTTTAATAAGTTTTCTTTTATCAACACCTATAGCCAAATTTTCTGGCATTGTGTGTAAGAATTCATTTCTAAATTGAGATAAGAACCTATCAATTACTCTGTCAGGATCCTTATACTCTACTAAGTTAGAAATGTTTTCAATTGGATTTGGTTTGTAACCTTTAATAATAGCTCTTGCATTTGAAGAACTACCATTGATTGTTTCACCAGTAATAAATTTATTTTGTGATGTAACAAAAAGTCTAGTATTATCTAAATCTTCGGCCACAATAACTGCTGTCGCACCTGAAGTGGCACCTGTTATTGTTTCTGAGTTTTGAAATTTACCAAATGCTGTATCTTCTGTAAGAACTTTGTCACCAGCATCTAACTGTGTTCTTGTAGAACCTAATCTACCAGCATCTAATATTAATAAGTTTTCTTGGTTGGTTTCAGTTTCTAATAGAATACCATCAGTGGTTTCTATTTGTTCAACTTGTAACTCTGCACTTTCTAATAATTGATAATATGTTTTTAAAAATGTTGCAAACTTAGGGTGTTGCTCAACTACGAATTCAGGTAGTTGTGCATTTATAAGGGTAGAAATCTTGTCATTAAATTTTGCCATTTATCACTCTAATAACTTGTTGTTGGTGTATAACCTACACCTGCATCATTTGAACCACCTGTGAAACCATCTGCTTCGACTGTGAAACCTGAATTAGTAACATCTATTTCTACAACTGAATTTCTAACTGGAACAATATCATTTGAATTTGGTACAGTAGTTAATTCTATAACTGTAGAAGCGGCCGCTCTAATATTAGATATTGATGAAATATTTAATGAGTTAATTGTTATTTGGCCTGTTGTGTAATTAATAGTACCTTGTGTTTCGTTTGCATATGTTTTAACACCACCAGCATCAAAGTAATATCTTCTTACAACACCTGAACCATTATCATCTAAAAACATTTCATTTGTATTTCCTGAAACTTTGAAACCTGAAGAAGATAAAATACCACCACTTGTTGACATATGACCTGTATGTGGATTATATAATGCATTTCTAAAATAAATGTCGTATCTTGCTGATGTATTTAATTGTGGTGTAAATGATTTTCTCATTTTAACAGAAGTAATATTTGATACAATACTATTATCAACACCATCAATAATACCAATTAATTTTGAATATCTAAACACACCATCAAATCTTTGTAGTGTATTTGTATTATAATTTGTAACTGCTGTGATAATTTCTGTCTTTAATGTTTCTGCTGTTTTAGAAGTAACTTTTGTATCGTATCTAGCATTTGATGTAAGTATTACACTAGTAGTTTCTGCATCAACAACTTCTGGTCTAACTGAAGCTACATTGTATTGTTTTAATTGTGTTGCTATATCTTTTTTAGTTTGTGTTGTTAGTGTAGAACCAGATGCCGGTTTAATTGCAATTTTTACAACACCATATACCGGTATCTCATCATCTTCTCCACCCCACGCACTAACTGACAATGCGTTTGGATACATTTGTTTAACAAAAGTTTCATAGTCAGAAGAAGTCACTGCTCTGTTTTGAGCTGCATAGGATAATGGTGCATTAAATTTAATACTTTCATCTGCTTCTGCCTCTGCGCCGCCTTGTGAAACTGAGTTTACTGTGATTGTTACATCTGTAAATCCACCAATATTACCTGAAAGAGTAAATGAACTTGCGCCATTGGATTCTGTTGTATTAGTAACAATATATTCCATGATTACAATATTACCGTCTTGTAATTTTGCACCTGTTATACCGTCACCAAAATAAATTTCATATCTACCATCTTGGCCTTCTTGTAAAAAATATGCTTTAGATGTACTAGTTACATTTGAATAGTTACTAGAAAATGAGTAAGTCGATACTGTTGCATCTGAAGTTGAATTTTGTACAGTTACTTTTAATGTAGATGTATCAGCTCTGTTACTTGGTATTATAAACTTTTGGTCGGGGTCATTTACATCAACTGTATATTTAAATGTAACTAAAGTACCCTCATATAAAGTACAATTTGAAAATTTATAAACACCATTTACAGGCGTGATTGTAATGTCTGCGTTGTTTACATATTGATAAGATGTTTCATCAACTGTAGTTGTAAACACCGTACCTTTATTCATTGTGATAGAAGTACCTGAAGCATTATTAATTTGTACATCAACATCAGCTTTAGGTGCTCTTGGTGAAGTTGGTGTATAACCAACCATCTTTGCAAGTGACACAATGTTATTACGAATATCTGCACTATCTAAGTAAACTTCATTTGTTGACATGTTCGCCAAAAAGGAAAGATAATGTGTATTGTATGATAACGCATCTAATAGAATAGAAAGGCCTGAGCCTTCAAAGTTGTAATCTTGGAATTCTGTTTGACTTTGTAAAAATGTTTTTAAATTTGACTTAATTTGGTCAAAGTCTAAATCAGATACATTTAATTTATGTTTTGCCATTCTATCTTAACCTCTGTAAAAATGCCGTTACTGTAACTGGATCCATAACACCTTGTATATAAAAATAGATATCACATACTAATCTGTTGCCATCTTGGTCTTCATCAATTCTAATACTTTCAAGTGATGCTCTAGGTTCATAATTTGCTATGACTTCTTCTATTTTTCTTTGTAGAAAAACTCTAGTCAATGGTGTAAAGTTTTCAAATAACAAATCTCTCACACCTGAACCTAATTCTGGATGAAAAGGTCTTTCGTAGAAATTAGTTTGTATTAAATTTCTCACACTTCGTTTAACAGCATTTACATCCTCAACCTTTGATATATCATTAGTCACAGGATTTCTACCGAAATTTAAGTCGATATCTCTATATCTTCTATTATTTCGTTTACTAGAGTTATTTGCTGATGCATCGTAAATTGCCATATCGGTAATATTTATAAGGTTTATTTAGACTTAATTGGCAAAAACAGTAGAGGCACCTGAAGTCATTGCACCACTATCAGCACTATCTGTAATTCTACCAACTGCAATACCATTTACAAACACTGTAGGCGAACCTGCGTTCAAGTTTGCTACATGGTCAGGACATGGAGGTGATGGCGGATTAGGGTGTGCTACTGTTGGCGCACCAACAACTATAACATCAAGTCCTTCTGCATGAACGGTACCGTCTGTATTAGGTGAGGCTATAGTTGTTGTACTAGCACATATATGACCAGTAGATAAACTATCTGTTATTCTACAAATTGCTGGCATTTATCTTCCTTTAGCTTTTAACGCTTCTCGTCTTCTTTCCTGTATCAATGCTTGTTTTACTTTTCGACCAATTGGTATTAGTACACCGTGACACATCTCTTTGCCTCTTTTACTGATATACTCAACACTAATCATTCTATCTTTAAAATCTGATTGTACAGACATGATGGCTTTCTTCAAACTCATCGCTTCTTTTTCTTTTTCGTCACCTTTTTCATTCCAAAACTTAAATAATCGCATTTTGCTCATAAATTACCTTTTCCGACTATTTATTCAAAAAGTACAAGCCATTTTGCCAGCTCTTAATTCAGTTTTGCTCAAATCATCTTTATTTTCTAACGCTGATTTAGCAGTTGCTTCGTAATCCGGCGATAATTTACAGTTTTTTACGCTCGGAGAACACGAAATTAACATAAAGAACAAAACTAGAACAAAATATTTCATTTTTTATTGATTTTACTTGCTTTTTTTAGTGATTTTTTTGCTTTTTTTTGAAAAAAGCGCTTGCCAAAGGTATTTATCTAGTGTAGGATGTATGTATAAGTTAAAAAAACAAAGGATAAACTATGAAAACAATGATAAACACTTTTGGCGCTCTATTAATCGTAATTGGTATAGTAATGATGGCTGGTTCTGCTGGCGATTGTGACGGAAAATGTATGGAATCAGCAAATACTCTAACTGAAATGCTTATGTACTCACTAATGGGTTTAGCAGTAATGTTAGTTGGTGGTTTTATTACAATAAAAAGCAATTAATTTGAAAAAAGTGCTTGCCAAACAACAAAGTATCTGGTATAATGGACACATAAGATAAGAAAGGATACACTATGAAAAAAATTAAATCAAATAAAATCTCTGAAGCGTGTGGTTGGATAGGTATGATACTTATTCACGGTGCAACTGCTCCGACATCACTATCAGTGTTAATGGGTTGGTCAACAAATTTACCTCCATTAAACTTCATATTACTAGTATGGTTAGGATTGTTTCTATTCTTAGTGAGAGCTATATATGCTAAAGATATGTTATATATCGTATCTAACGCAATAGGATTTTCATTGAATAGTCTGTTGTTGATGTTAATTGCATTAAATTAAAAAAAAGTGAAAAAACCGCTTGCCAATGGTTTAAACATATGGTATAATGGTACCATAAAATGAAAAAGGATACGAAAACTATGAACTTCCCTAATACAAACACTAACGACCAAATCAACTTCTTGTCTGCTAACAATGGCGAAATTGAAATACATACCGAACAAGGTCTTATTTACAATACTGCCAAAGTCGAAACGATTGCTAAAATCATCACCAATCATACAGTAGATGTAGATGGTACTGCCTCTTCTTCTTCAATGGATTTTGCTGAAGAGTATGGTTTCGAAAACAACGATGATGCTATTAAATTATGGGACGCCGCTGTTGACATTGTAATTGCTCAACAAGCTGCTTAATTGAAAGGACTATATTATGACTATTATATTTGACAAATCTGCCGAAACACTTGAAGAGGGTGTTAACAACATTATTGAAGCGTCTAAACTTGACTATGCTAAGTGGACAGACCGTGATGGCAACCGTTCAGATTATTTTGAACGAACTCTTAAAGAATTTGCTGACAAATGTTCAGTACAAACAGGACGAAATTATATTAAAGTAGTCCGTGACAACTCTGTGCATTGCTTTGTTGTTGCTAAAGTTACCGATAAACTTGCTAAACGAGGTTTTAAAGTCGGTGACATTTTGAAACCAGCAGGATTCAATGCACCTGCATTGAACAAAGCACGAGGAAATGTTCTTGATGGCAACTTTGCCATGAATTGGACTGGACCTCTTTACTTAAACTAAAATAAGGATACTATATTATGAATAAAATACAACTAATCAAAGCTGGGATCCAGCAACTATCACTAACTGAACTTAATGAACTTTCTAGTTTCATTAATGATGTTAAAGTTATGAACGCTAAAGCTTCATTGTCTGTTGGACAAAAAGTCTATGTTGTTCAAAAGACTAAAAAAACTCCTGGTGTGATTACTAAAATCAACCAATCTAAATGTCTGGTCGATATGTCTGGTAAAGTCTATCGTGT